TTGTAAAGCATGTGGCAAAGAACAAAGATATGATAAAGATTTAGGGTTATTTATATGAATAAGGAATTTTTAAAAATAAAATTGATAAGTATACTAGAAAACATAAAAAAGATAGATGATAACTACCATCAATTATATAAATTAGGTATTGATTTGTCTTCATTTACAGAAAGTTATGATAAAACCATAGAACTGTTATTAGACTGTATTTTGGATGAAGAAGGAATTGATTTAATTTATTGGTGGCTTTATGACTCTTCAGATAAAATTTTTTATTATCAAGAAGATATGTATTAAAGAAATGTTGAATCAGTGGAAGATTTTGTGGAATATCTTATAGAAAACAATTTATTAAAAAATACTTGAAATATTTAATGTTATAATTTATAATATAAGAAAAGAAGTTGATTTTGAAAAAATTACATTGTGTGCATTGTGACCTTGATGGTATTGCTGGCAAGGTGTTATCTAAATATTTTGTTCAAGAATTTGATGACTACATAATTTTAGATTATAATTTTGAAAGGACTGATGAAGTATTAAAGAATAGGATATTAGAATTTGATTATATTGTATTTTCAGATTTTTGCCCACCAAAAGAATTTATTGAAAACTTATTAAGTTTAAATAAAGTTGTTTATATTTATGATCATCATGATAGCTCTGAGTGGATAAAAGAAATTAATCATAAAAATCTAGTTGTTGTTCATGATCTTAATAGATGTGGTACTAAGATATATTATGAAGAATTTATAAAACCTCAATTTAATAGGATTCCTAAAATTGTAAATGATCTAGTTAAGTTGGTTGATACCTATGATCTTTGGAAATTAAATGATCCTTTATGGGAAGAGGCCCAAAATTTAAATAGAGTATTGTATAAAGTAATAGACTGGAATTCAGATTTTCAAAATCAATGGGAATCATTTATTGATTTGATATTGAGAAAATTATATAATTGTAATGAATGGATGTGGACTGATTATGAACAAAAATTAATAAAAATTGCAATTGATAAAGAGAATAAAATTTATAATGAATCAAATAATATGTTACAAAAAAGAGTAGATGAGAAAGGAAATAAGTTTGGAATCTTTAAAGCATCTAGCAAGATATCAATTGTTTGTTCTAGACTTTTAAAAGAACATCTTGATTTAGAATATATAATTTGTATCAATACATTTAAATTAGCAGAACAAAAAGAATTTAGACTATCAGTAAGATCAAGAGAATTTGATTGTACTCAATTAGAAGGAGTTGAAGGACATAAAGAAGCAGCAGCATTAGTTTTAGATAAATTTGATATGTTCAATGATTTACTAAATGGAAAAATAAATTCTATAAAATATAAAATAAAATAACATGAAAAAAACTATTGACTTTACATATTAGGATAATATATACTAAAATTACTAAAAATTTTCTAGGAGATTTAAAAATAAATGTCTAATTTTTTTGAATATCAAGATAAGGATCTTTCTAAAGAACAAGCAAAAAGACAGATAAATCCGATCATTCATTTTTGTAAATCTCCAGATTTTTATATTATTACTGATACATATTTTACAAAAAAAGAAGTTGATAACTTGTTAGAAATATTATCTATTAAGTTAGATAGATATATAAATGTAAATATAATTTTTCCATTCAAATACTTACCAAGTAACGAAGAACTTAAAAAAAATATATCAAATTTTTATTATGATAATACTATTGATCTTAAAAATTATATTCCCAAAGATTCTAAGATTATAACTATTGGTCGTTCTGTAAATGCAATTACTTTTAATACAGATATAACAGTGGAAGGATTTTATGATATTGTGTTTAATAAAACATATTTTTATGCCCCAATCTTAGAAAGTTATATTTTTCCAATAGATTCATATCATCAATGGTCATTAAAAGATAACTGGCATAATTATTTTACATTTTATCAATTTAATGCTATGATAAATTTTGGTGTTCCAAAAATAAGACTTCCAAAATTAATAATCAATAATGATATAAATCTTGATCCTAATAAAATTTTATTAGAAAATATGAAACCAAAAGAGGTTGCACTTGATATTGAAACAAGTGGTTTTAATTTTATGAAAGATAGGATTGGGTGTTTAACTTGCTCATTTGATGGTATTACTGGATATTATCTTGATTGGAATAGGATAGATAAAAAAATATTATCTGAATTTTTAAAGAATAAATTTGTGATTGGAAATAATTTTAAATTTGATATGAGGTTCTTAAGATATAATGATATTGAAAATGTTAAGGTAGATTTTGATAATTTAAATGCTGGACACATCTTAAATGAGATGAGAAGTAATTCTCTTAAAACTCAAAGTTGGTT